TGCCCGTGTAGTCCAATTGGCAGTAGACACGAAACTTAAAATTTCGACAGTATCGGTTCGAGTCCGATCACGGGTATTAAAAGGGGAAGGAGTTAGCCCCACTATATGTAAAGTCACTCTGCGAGAAATGAAGATTATATGATAGGGTTTCCTTTTGGTGAGTGAATAACATGAGGTTCCTGGTGGTGCGGGAACCTCTTTTTTTATGAAAATAAATAAAAGAAAGAATAATATTATTATGTCTTATACAGTAACCACAAAGAAGTGTTGGTATAATGACTATAGGATGATAGTCAAAATGTTCTTCTTAAATGATGTTCCATTTACATTTGATGATTTGCCTGTAGGTTATTTTTATGATCGAGAAATAATAGAAGAAGCAGATAATAATAAAGAATATTCTGTAGAGGATATTTACAAAGGTTCTAATTATTTAATTATGGAGCAGTGTCATCCTTGCTTTGATGATATTGAGATATTAAATCCCGAAAACTTACCAGAAGAAATACAAAGTTTCTATAATGGAGAAGAAGATTTACTGAGATAAATAAGTCATAGAAATAGCATAGACGCAGTAATACAATGCCATTGAATAAACTAGATTCTATTATTAAGAACACTGAGGGTCGTATATTATATGTAAGTCCATCAGATTTAGACTCGACTGATAGTATTAGTAATCAAGGAAACTCACTTGCTCGACCGTTTAAGACAATTCAGAGAGCACTGATTGAATCTGCGAGATTTTCATATGTAAAGGGAAATAATAACGACGAAACAGAGAAAACTACAATTCTCTTGATGCCTGGTAATCATGTAGTTGATAATCGTCCAGGTTATTCGATTAATAGTGCAGGAACTATTACACCATCTTCACCAAGTAATGTATTTAATTTAACATTAGACACTAATTTTGACTTAACACAAAAAGATAATGACCTTTATAAGTTTAATAGTGTATATGGTGGTGTAATTGTTCCTCGTGGAACTTCAATTGTTGGTCTTGACTTAAGAAAGACCAAAATACGCCCTCTTTATGTTCCGAATCCAACTGATGATGATGTTCTAAATTCGGCAATCTTTAGGATTACTGGAGCATGTTATCTATGGCAGTTCTCTATTTTTGATGGAGATGAATTTGGAACAGTTTATACACAACCAGATAATTTTGAACTTAAATCAAGTCCGACATTTTCACACCATAAACTTACAGTATTTGAATATGCCGATGGTGTAAATGAAGTTAGTGGTCAAGGTGTAACAGACCTTGCAATGTATTATGCAAAACTATCTCTCGCATATGGTACTGGGTCAGGTCGAGAAGTTGACTCTACTGATGAATTCCCTGGAAATAAAGAAGGGTTTACATCAGTAAGACCAGAGTTTGAGATTGTTGGTGCATTTGCATCAGATCCTATTACAATCACATCAATTATATCAGGTGATGGTGCAACACCAACAAGAAGAATTACTGTTACCACACAAGGTCCTCATGGGTTAGATGTAGGAACACCAATTAATATTGATGGAGTAGCAGGCACTAATAGTTTTAAGTATAATATTTCAACTAAAGTTACTGAAGTTAGTACTATTAGTGACAATATTTTCTTCTACACTATATCATCTGATCCGGCAGATATTATTCCTACAGGTATTGTTAATAGCAATCCAGTAGCAACAGTAACAATCGAAACTGATACAGTTTCTGGAGCTTCTCCTTATATCTTTAATATCTCTATGCGTTCTGTATGGGGTATGAATGGAATGCTAACTGACGGATCTAAGGCAACTGGATTCCGTAGTATGGTCGTCGCGCAATTCACGGGAGTGAGCCTTCAAAAAGATGATAGAGCATTTGTAAAGTATATTCCATCATCTAGAGAATATAGAAATGATTTTTATTCTCCAGGACCAGAATCGACAAAATTAGGTGCAGATTTATCATCACAATCTTCATCTAGTGGAACTGTATACCATTTAGATTCTGAGGCAGTTTACAGAAAAGGATGGGAACAAACTCACATCAAGATGACCAATGATGCGATTGTTCAGGTCGTTTCGGTTTTTGCGATTGGATATAACAAGCACTTTGAGGCACAGAGTGGTGGAGATGCCTCTGTAACCAACTCAAACTCTAACTTTGGTCAATTATCACTAATTTCTGAAGGATTTAAGAAAGAAGCATTTGAGAAGGATAATAAGGCATTCATCACTCATATTATTCCACCAAGAACAATTGATTCCACCGAAGAAGATATTGATTGGTTGACTCTTGATCAAGACGCAACAAATACTGCAGATAAATTATATCTCTTTGGATTTAATAATTTTGATGTAAAACCACCAATTCTTACACAAGGATACCGTGTTGGTGCAAAGGTAAATGATAAACTTTATCTTGGAACTGATTCTGCCGATATTGTGATGCCAAGTGGTGCCTCATCTTTTGAGGAATATTCAGTAACTTCTGGACCTTCGTCAAATATATTCACGATAGGGACTCATAATTTAACAACAGGTGAAAAGGTTATCATTATCAGTGATGACGGAGATTTACCAGAAAATTTAAGAACCAACACAGTTTATTATGCAATTGTCCCAAATAGTACAACTGTTAAACTTGCCGCATCAAAAGCAGAAGCAGATTCTGATGAACCAATTACGGTATATGATGGAACGAATCTAAAAATTATTACGAGAGTTTCTGATAAAAAATCTGGTGATGTTGGACATCCAGTTCAGTGGGATGGAAGTCAATGGTATATTAATGTAACTAACAATAATATTACATCAGTCATAAATCCTCTATCTGGTGCAACAGAACCAACTATTATCAAAAGAATTGCAGATAATAGAAGTTTAGATGAGAAAATTTATAAAGTTAGAGTTGTAGTTCCAAGTCAACTAGCAAACGCAAAGACTCCGGAGGCAGGATTTGTTCTTCAAGAATCTAGCACAACTGGATATGTAGGAACTGCTGATACGAATAGATCTACTATCGATTCTACTAATTATGATTATAACCGTAATCCAAGATTCATTAGCACTTGTTCATTCTCAAACCCAACAGATACAGTCACTGTTATTGCAGAATTACCCCACAATTTAAAAGTTGGAGATTCAGTCACTATTAAGAATGTAACTGATTCTACAAACACTACTGGATTAATTGATAAAGGATATAATGGGACATATGATGTCACTAGTGTTGATGGTTTAGAATTCGAATATACAACAACATTAAATCCAGGATCATTTACAAATAATGTAAATGACAGAACAACATCACTTCCAAGATTTGAGAGAACTGACTTAAAGTCAAATCTTTATGTTTATAGGAACGAGATAATCTCCGAATATAGTGATGGAGATTCAAATGGTGTGTATCACATTTACACATTGAATTCTAATAATGCTATCCAGAATGAATTTACTAATCTTGAATATAGTCAAAATGTAACCGATTTATATCCACAACTTGATAGAGATAATCCTAATGATGACCCAAATTCTGCAAAAACTTATGCCTTAAGGTCTCCAATTGGAGATGTTCAAACTGATGACCTTAAGAAGAGTATTACCAGAGAGAGTGCCGACTTATTATTAACATCACTTGGTATTGGTCTTAATATAAAATCAGTTGATAATACAACACCAACATTACCAATTATAAAATTTGATAGAAATCACAACTTTAATAGTATTAAAACTGGAAGTCTTGGGTCACCTGCAAACTTTACTCCAGGAACTTATTATAATGTAAAAATTTATAATGAATCAGGAATGTCCACTTGGGATGGTGCAACTGCAAAAGTTGTTGTTGCTTCTGGAGGAAGTATAGATTCCGTAGAAATTATGAACGGTGGTTCTAATTATACTGCAAAAACATATTATTTGGATAAGAATGTTATTGGATTATCAGGATCTGGTAATGAATTTATAGTCACTTCTGCTGATATTTCATCTCCAGTTGGGAATGTAGTTCAGTTTACTGGTGTTGGAACAGGAACTGATACTTATCATCGTATTGATAGTGTTACTGCTAAAGATAGTATTTCGATTGCAAGAACAACTGGTGATCCGGGAATCACTTCAGATAATTATGCATTTGTGACTGCACCTTCTGTTGCATTTACTGCTTCTGGAGATGTTATTACTGCCACTGGACATGGATTAGCAGTCGGCAATAAGTTTAGAGTAATTGGTATTAACACTAATAATTTTGGAGATTTTATTGTTGGTGTATCTACATTGCCTAATGTATTTGAAGTAACTGGTGGTATTGGAACGGCATCAGGATTCATTCTGAAGCACGGTTTATCATCAAATGTAGGTGTCTCTGATAAATCAGATGAAAATCTTCAGTCAAGAGCAATTACTGTTTTTGATGGAGAAACATTAACTCTTTCTGAATCTGGTGGAATTAATGCCAATTCAACAACAACATCATTCTCTGTAAGTAGTCCTGGTATTGCCGGAACTATGACAAGGTTCCCATTAGGTTCCTATATTCAGGTTGATAATGAAATCATGAGAATTGCGAGCAGTTCTCTGAGTGGAACTCCTACAAATAAAATTACAGTTATTCGTGGAGCACTAGCTACCTCACCAACATCACACGTTGAAAATTCAACAATTAAAAAGATTAAAGTTCCTTCAATTGAGTTCCATAGACCATCAATTATTCGTGCTTCTGGTCATACATTTGAGTATCTTGGATATGGTCCTGGAAACTATTCTACGGCACTTCCACAGGTTCAGGACAGAACACTCACAGAAAGAGAAGAGTTCTTGTCACAGGCACAGGAAAGGTCCTCTGGACTTGTTGTTTATACTGGTATGAATAACAAAGGTGATTTCTATATTGGAAACCAGAAGAAATCATCTGCAACTGGTGAAGAAACTAATTTTGATATTCCAGTCCCAACTGTGACTGGTGAAGACCCATCAAGATTGAGTGCAGTATTTGATGAAGTTACAATTAAAGAAAGATTAGTTGTAGAAGGTGGGGATTCTGGACAAGTTCTTTCACAGTTTGGTGGACCTGTTACCTTTGATAAGGATGTAACAATAAAAGATGATCTTAAAGTTACTGGTGACACTAAATTAAAAAATCTTTCATCAACCACAAATATTTTACCAATTAATGATAATGTCGATGTTGATGGTACAGTAACAGCAGATGAGTTTATTGCAACAACACCAGCATTTACAAATCTAGGTGGGAATGACATATATCATATGCTGCGTTCCAATGGAACACAAGGTCTCATAACTTCTGTAGAGGTTACGAATGCACTTGGATTTATTCCTGCTTCAATTGGATCAATTACTGGAGATTTTCCTCTTGGTAATTCTATTATAGTTGATGATATTTCATCACAATTTAATGGAACTCTTACAGATTTTGCATTACTTCGTGCTAGTGCCGCATTTGTACCTGCCGGAAGTTCTGCAAACTTAATTGTTTCTCTTGGTGGAATTATTCAAAAAGCAGGAACTGATTATTTTATCGTACAATCTAGTGGGTCAAATACAAATACGATAAGGTTCACGACAGCACCTTTATCTGGAACAAGTGCTTTTATCATTGGACTTGGTGGACAAGGAAGTTTAATTAGTAATGTTGATTGGGATACTAAAGGTGAAATTATTGTAGCAACCGGAGATAATGCTGCTGCAAAAGTTTCGGTTGGGCAAAATGGATATGCTTTAACTGCCGATAATAATGCAACTGCTGGAGTGAGTTGGCAACCATCAGTACCTCGTGGTTCTGTATTTTACATAGCATCAGCAACAACACCAGCAGGGTATTTGTTCTGTGATGGTCGCACAATTCCAGCATCAGGAAATTTTCAGGAAGGCTCCGTCACCATTGATGCATTATTATTACAAGACCTTCGCACTTTATTGAGCACATCATATGGAGCAGATGGGCAACTTCCCAATTTGGTGAATAGATTTGCAGGTTATTCTGCAGTTCCTGGTCCTGGTGCTGGTAGTGCTAATGCAACACTTCCATCACACACTCATGGTAATGGAACACTTAGTGCTGCTAATCACAGACACAATTTTCCTGGAGATGATCATTTATCATTTGCTAATGGTGTAGCTGGTTGGAATACTAACACTAATGGTACTTTTAATATGGATGCTGATAGTAGCAGCAGTGGTAATGGAAAAATGTGGTATACCACTTATTCTGGCAGTTTAAATGTCAGTGGTTCTACCGCATCTGAAGGTGTATCGGCAACCAACGCAAACCTTCCACCATACACTGGAATGCGTCCAATTATTAAATACTAATATAAAGGAATAAGTTAATGTCACAAACAAACGCACAATTACTTGCTGATTCATTAGGAACCGCATCGACTGGAACTGTTCCAATTGGAGGTATTATTCTATGGTCGGGATCTGTTGCATCTATTCCTGATGGATATGTATTATGTAATGGATCTAATAATACTCCAAATTTAAGAAATAAATTTATATTAGGTGCTTATAGCGATAATGCTAGTGTTGCATACCCAAATGTACCACCGAATAACACAGGTGGTAGTGCTGATGCTATTCTTGTTTCCCACAAACACAACTTTACTATCGGTGGTACAGAAAAGACTACTATTTCAGTAACGACTGGTGTAACTGAAAATCAAGAAACAGTTGACGAGAGTGGTGAAAACGTTCAAGTTCTTGAAGAAGTAAAAGCAAACAATTCAAATGTTAAGATAGTAGCAAAAGGTTCTTCTGCAACCAATGCAAACATCCCACCATATTATTCTCTTGCATATATTATGAGAATCTCATAAATATTCAAAAAGTAATTTTTATATTATGATTGAATTATTGCCTTTATTTCCTTATCCTTTATTTAAAATAGATACAAAACCTGAATTTGATGATATACGAGGTGATTTGATCGATTTCTGTTATTTGGAGAAAGAAAAGGATTCGAAAGGATTGAAAAATTCAAATGTCGATGGTTGGCATTCTCCCATCTTTCTACATCAAGAAAGATTTATAAAATATAGAGATTTTTTGCAAAAATATATTATAAACTCTGTAGGATCTTATATTGGACCAGAAACCTCAATCGGTTTTGATGGTTCGTGGATTAATATAAATGGAAAAAATAGTAGCAATGTGGATCATAATCATCCTAAATGCAATTTGGCAGGATGTTTATGGATCAAAGCAAATGAAAATAGTGGAGAAATTAAATTAAGAAATCCAAATTGTTTTTTACATTATAATTTACTAGAAGTATTAGATAAAGAAACTAAAGAAAATTTATTTTTAAAAAATACACATAAGATTAAACCTACAGAAGGAACTATGATAATATTTCCAGCAGATTTAATGCATTCCGTTTCACCGAATAGTAATGATGATGAGGAGGATCGTATTTCGATAGCATTTAATTTAAGTGTAAATATAAATGCAAATTAAAGTTCAAATATAAATAACTCTAAATCTTATAGTAATGGCAAATATTAGGAAGTCATTTAATTTTAGGTCTGGTCTTCAAGTTGATAATGATAATTTCGTAATTAATGAAAATGGTCTTGTGGGAATTGGAACTTCTTTTCCTTCCATTTATAAATTAAATGTTTATGGAGATACGAGAACCACTGGATTAACTACGACACGAGACTTATATGTAACTCAAAATGCTGAAGTAATTGGTGTAACGACGGTTGGAGTATTAACCGCAAGTAGTATAGATATTGCGAATGGAGTAAATGTTGGTGGTGCTCTTACGGCAGCAACACTTAAACTGACAAATGGAGATACTGTTGATAATTTAATTGGTTTTGCAAGAACTACATTTATTACTGATAATGGTGGAGTAGGTCTTCATACAACATCAAAGATTGGTATTAATACTACAACAAGTCCTGGTGCTTCAAATCCTGAACTTTCTGTATTTGGTAATGCGAATGTTACTGGAATTATAACAGCAACTACTTTTTCTGGTAATGTAACTGGTGATTTAAATTCGAGTGGTGTTTCTACTTTTACCGAACTTAAAGTTGGAACAGCAATTACAATGTCTGCCGGTATTGTAACGGCAACTACATTCATAGGAAATCTTACTGGAAATGTAACTGGAATTGCTACAACTGCCACTAATTTAGCAGATGGTGCAAATATAACGACTGGAACTATTGATGATGCTAGATTACCTGATTTAATCACATCAAATATTAATATTCTTTCTGGAACTTCATACTTTAATAAAATAGGTGTTAATACGACCACACCTTCGAGTGATATTCATGTAAGAAATAATATCCAGACAGAAATTCAGGTTACGAGTGATTCAAATGCATCTCTGATTGGTCTGGGTAGAAGTGAAAGTATTACTGGATTTAATGGTGTATTGAGATATGGAAATACTGATCCAGCATTTTCTCAATTTAGTGGTGTTGGTGTTACATCATATTCATTAGATATAATGAATTATGGTCCAGGTAATCTTAATTTTTATCTGAATCCGTCCAATATTGCAGGAACGACCGGAGGATTCTACTGGCATAAAGAAACTCAAAGATTAATGGCACTTACTAGTGCAGGAAATCTTGGAGTGGGAATTACAAATCCCTCATATAAACTACAAGTTGTTGGTACTGCTTATGTAAGTGGAAATGTAGAATTTGCTAATAATCTTAATGTTACTAATAATGTAATCTTAGGACTCAATGGTCGTATTGGTATTAATTCTACTATACCAGCAGAAAAACTAGATGTTGTTGGTAATATTGCTGCTACTGGTAATATTGTTTCTGTTGGAAATATTACTGCTGGTTCTATTTCTACTACCAGTGGAACATCATCTCAATTCCTTAAGGCAGATGGAAGTATAGATTCTTCTACATATTTGACATCTGCACTCCAAAACGTTGTAGAAGATACTTCCCCTGAGTTAGGTGGCAATTTAAATCTTAATGGCAAATCAATAACGGGAAGTTGTACGGCCGATATTTCCGGAATTGTAACAACAACTGGATCAATAACAGCAGCACAAGGATTTACAAGTGGTATTGGAGTAACAACTCCAGTCCAAATATCAGTCACTGGTTCTACATTAACCTTTACTGTTGTTGGAGTTGGAAGTACAAGCTTGACACTATCATAAAAACCCTGTAGACTACCTTTGTTAGGGTTGAAGAGGAGAGACTAAGCTCTTAAAGATAAATACAAATAAGTCTTTAGGATCTTATGGCAAAGGGAAACGTTGGTAATACTAAAGAATATGTTCAATGTTTAGCATTTGCTCATTTTGCCATCCACAAATATCCTACAAAAAAAGAAGATCAAGAAGAACATAAAAATTCTTTTTATAACCTTTTTGTTACTTCTATAGATCGAAAAAAATATGATATTAAAAAGTCAAATCTTAGAGAATATAAAAACTATTTGGGGATAAAATTTCCTTTTATTAGATGTTTAAGAGATTTTAAAACAAACTTTAATAAAAAAGGAAAGATTACCGCAGATACTACAACGCAAAAAGTATATGATGTTGCATTGGAACTTTATAAATCTAAAGTTATTGGTCAAAACTGGGAAAATTATGAATTTCTAGATCAAACTGATACTTTTACTCAAACTGTAAAAGATGCTGCATTAGAAAAAATTAAAAACGTTTTAGGAATAAAATTTAAGCTTGATATGCTTGCAAGTTTTGATATGTTTATTGTTCATAAACAAAAAAAGCAAAAAATATTGGATGAAATAAACACTTATATAATAAATGCAGATGAGGCAACTATATTGAGAAACTATTCATTAAATCAACATACTTATAGAACTATATTAAATCGACATTTTAAATCTTCTTCAAATACAAGACCTCTAGTTGCCGTCTCACTTAAATTGCCAGGAACTATCGAACAAAAAAAATATATAAACATAGTTGGAACAGAAAATGTAAAGAAAGAACTATCTGAATATATTGATCCATATACTAAATTTTTAACTCTAGCAATATCATCTAAACCAAATGAGTTAAAATCATTGATAGAAAATCTAATAAAAATAGAATATGGTCAATTTAGAACGGGTTCCAATGTATTAACTTGGGAATTGCCAGTATCTTTTAGATATAAAGTAGCAGCACAAAAGGTATTTGGTAGAGATATTGAACCATTAAGTGATATGAATTATAAAATAGTTTTTCTTGCTCAAGGATATGGTGCTGGATGGAATGGATTTGTGAAAGTTGGAAAACAAGGTCCACCTTGGACTGGTGGAGGTGCAGCATCAACATTTGAATTTTTCTATGAACAATATCCAGAATACTCTAAGGTTATACAGAAATTAGTTCAATTAAGAGCAAAAGCTTTTAATTATGTTTTAACTGGTAAAGAAAATGGAAAAATAGATACTTCTACTTTTTCAAATAAGTTAAAATCATTATATCAAGGAGCACTAAGAGAAATAACAACCAGAAAAATACTAGTTAATACTATTGGTGTGAAATATAATAAAATTGAGAAATTTTTTAATCTTTATGATGAGGAAAATAAAAGTAAAGATAGTATGACAATGTATCAAGTTGCTGTTATTAATTTAGTTAGAGGTAAAATAAATCCTTCAATTAACATAACAAACAAATACGCAAGTTTTAATATGGATGTTGGTAAAAAATCAGAAAGGAAAGCAACATCTTCCGAAACTCAAAAAAGAATAAAAGCACATTATGCACATGCACAACTTGCGTGGTTTACTTTTATTGGTGGAAAGAGTTATCAATCATTTCTCAAGCAAAGAATGTTTTTGACCATATATGGAATTATCAGTAAAAAAGGATATAAAATATTTGATTACAATAAAAATATTACCACAGTTAAAAGTGCAATTACTGCATCAATGAAAGGTATGCCTAAAGCAGCATTTGATTCTGCTCCTCACTTGTTACTGTCATGAAACTGGCACATTCATGATCTCACTGCAAGTTGATATGCTATACTAGAACTGTCTTAAGGAGATCAATGAAGTTTAATTTTTCTGATTTTGCGGATAGAGAAGAAGCAATTTCTTCAATAGAAAATTCTATTGAATTGATTGTTGATTGCTATTCTAAAGATTCTTTGTTGGATAACTATCTCGATCAAGAAACTATTGACAAGTTGAGATTTATTCTCAATGATATTTCGGAAGGAATTATTAAATAGAACCAGTTTTCAAACTGTCACACCACCTCTTCACAGGGGTGGTTTTTTAATGTATAATAAGTCCATAGTTCACCACATATCAGTGACCATCACCCTTCGTCCACATCAACAGAGTATCATTGAGCGTATGGAGAAGTATGATAAAGGTTCTATCATCGTTCCGACTGGTGGTGGTAAGACCCTGTGCATGATCGAGGATACTAAGATACATTTCAAACTGTTTGAAAATCAGGTTCATGTGATAGTGGCACCACGAATATTGTTAGCAGAACAGTTGTGTTCTGAGTTTCTTGAACATGTTGATGCACATGTGATGCATGTTCATAGTGGTGAGACAGAGCACTTTAGCACCACAAAGGCAGATACTGTTCGGTTATGGTCTGAGAATGTTGGTGGTAATCAACTGATCTTTACGACTTATAACTCTCTTCGTCGTATTGAAGAATCTGGTATTAAAGTAGATTCGATTTACTTTGATGAAGCACACAATAGTGTCAAGAGAAACTTCTTTCCTTCTACTGAGTTTTTCAGTCATAATGCTGATCGTTGCTATTTCTTTACTGCGACTCCGAAGCATTCTGTTACTATTTTCAAACCAGGAATGAATGATACTGATGTTTATGGTCAGGTGATTTGTAACATTCCAGCTCCTAAACTGGTTGAGCAAGGATACATTCTTCCTCCTAAGGTTGTTGTCAATGAGTTGCCACAGGGTGATTTTAAAATGTCTGATTGTGATAATTTGATTTCTACCATTGACGACAATTTATTGAGTAAGATTCTCATTGCAGCACGGTCTACAAAACAGATTATCAATCTTTTGAGTGAGTCTAATTTTCGTAATGAATTAGCACAACGTGGTTATTCTTGCATGTATATCACATCTAAGACTGGTGCGATTATTGATGGGGAAAAAGTTGACCGAGAGATGTTCTTCAATACTTTGAATGCATGGGGCAAAGATCCTGAGAAGAAATTTGTGGTTCTTCATCACTCTATTCTGTCTGAAGGTATCAATGTCAGTGGACTTGAAGCAGTACTGTTCATGCGTAATATGGACTTTGTAGGAATTTCTCAGAGTATTGGTAGGGTTATTAGGTTAGGTGTCTCTTCTAAGACCTTTGGGTTGGTCTGTGTGCCTGTTTATGATAAGGTGGGCATCAATACAGCAAAGAGTGTTCAAAGTGTCGTAGAGACGATTTTTGAGAGAGGTGAACCTGCCGTATCTGTCATCCGTCGTTAATCTCTGGGCAACGCTAGTTATGCGTGTAAGTCCCATAATTATACTATGAGCAAATCATTATGAATGCTCTTTCAAATATTCTCTATCCCCAGGAAGAAAAAGTGACCATTGCAACAACACAACAACACTTCATTGATCACCTTGAGAAAAGTGTTGATTGGAACAAAGTATTTGGTGTTGTGGATTCACTCTACAGTGATGATGGATTCACCAGCAACGCTGACAATTTCACCCGTGCAACTGCCGTAGAACGAGCACTTGACAAGTTTTCTGGTCTTGTGAGAGTCGATCAATCTGGATATGACTTCATGTATGGTGAAGAAAAGATTGAGTTGAAAATGGGTAAGAATCTATTTCAAAAGACTAACCCATTTGCAACTAAAAAGTTTAAGGTTAAGAACTTTCAAGGAGAAAAGAAAACAGTAGAAGATTTTAAGAACCAAAAAACTTTCGACTATATGCTGGTTCTTGATCTCACTGCACGACGTGTCGTAGTTGTTGAAGATGAATACGCACGACCTCTTTATGAAGGTTATGGTGATGGTGTGATGATCAAACTTGATATCGGTAACTATTTTGAGTGTGAGATTGGATCTGTAGAACCAGTTGTGCCACCCACCAAACTGTCTGCTGCCATTGAGAAATCTATTGAAGACTACCTCAACTTCTGATATAATACAAAGGTAATCAAGGGAACACCACCATGAAATGCAAAGTCGAACTCTATGTTGCCGGTACTGTCTTCTATGATACTGTTCATGCCCGTGACTATCAGGAAGCAAAAAAAGTAGCACTGCCAAGTCCGTTCAGGCAGTCGTTGACACCGTATTCAAGCAGGGTCAACCTGCCATCTCCGTTATCCGTCGTTGACCACTTGCTG